TAGATATTCGTAGGATGCAAGGAGATGTACACTTTTCTACCATCTTCTACGATGAACTTTTAGACTCTTCTCTTGATGATAAGGGCGTTGAATTAGTTTTAGATATTCTTAGAGAGCGTGCCCAAAAGCATAAAGAAAACTGTTATATAATTACTCACCGTGGTACTACTATAACAGAAAAAATCGATAATACAATTTTTCTGGAAAAACGTAACAATTTTACATATTTATTACCGTAATCTTTATGTCACAGTTCGTAATTCAACAATCAGGTATATCTAATAACATCGGTGCACCTATCGGCCTACCGCCCTTTATACCTACCACCACACAAGTGCTTCATGCTCGACCTGGTGGAGCATTACCTCCTCCTGAAATACCAGGTCAAGGGCTACCAAGAGCTATCAATTATTTAGCAGATTATGGAGGCTGTTCCTGGTACAGGTGCATGGCACCTAATTTAATGCTTAACTTGTATCAGAAAGCTGTTCTTTTAGAACTAACTACCATGGTACTTGACCCGAGATTTTATGCCGGGGTAAAGGCCGTTAAAATACAGCGCCAGGCAACACCTATTCAAAGAGACTTCGTTAAGATGCTTAAAGAAATCTCTCGTCAAATGCCTGATGGAGGGTTTAAGCTTATTTATGAAATTGACGATATTGTTTTTAGAGAGGATATCCCCGACTTTAATAGAAATAAAGATGCCTTTGTTGCTGATGAGATCCGTAATTCAATTTTAGAAATTTTAGACATGTGTGATGAAGTTACAGTTACTTGTGACTTCATGAAAGATTATTTTGACGAAAAAATGGGCGTTAAAAAGTCTACTGTAATACCTAACTATCTACTTAAATGGTGGTTTGATCGATATTATAATCTTGGTGAGTTAGTTAAAAACTTTGAAAAAAATAAAAAGAAACCTATTGTATCTATCTTCGCTTCCGGTACTCATGTTGATGTCACTAATAGGGCAGGTCAAAAAGATGACTTTGAAATGGTGGTGCCAGCTATCATTAAAACAAGAAAAGATTTTAGATGGAAGTTTTACGGTAGCTATCCATTGCCCTTGAAGCCCTTTATTGATCGTGGTGAGATGGAATTCTATCAATGGGCTCCATTACCTGAGTTTCCAGGTGCTATGGCTGAGTCAGGTACACAATTAACCTTTGCTGCTCTTCAAGATAACAATTTCAATAGAGCTAAAAGTAATATTAAACTACTTGAAGCTGCCGCACTAGGTATACCTTGTGTATGCCCTGATATGTGTACATATAAAGATGCTCTCTTAAAGTATTCTAATGCTAATGAGTTTGTTGATTGCATTAAAACAGCTACTAAAAATCAACATACCTATGCTGATTATTGTAAGAAATCACGAGCGTATGCTGATAATTTTTGGCTCGAAGATGAAAAGAATCTTATGAAACATCATGAGGCATATTTTACACCGTTTGGTTCTCCTGATCGCAAATATTTGCTTGAGACTAATTCTAAGTCATAATACAATAGGTAGTAGTGTATAGGAACGCATCATATAACCCACGAGAGGGAACTGTATACCTTAGAACTTGGACTGAAGACGGCGCAAGAATTGATACTGAAGTACCTTTTACTCCTTATCTTTTTACTGAACAGAAAGACGCAAAGGATGCCACTTCTATCTTTAAAACACCTCTTAAAAGACATTACTTTAAGAACACTTTTGAACGTAATAAGTTCGTTCAGGAAACTAAGAATCCAAGATTGTTTGGCAACCTTCCTGTCGATCAGCAATTCTTAGTCGATAGATTCAAAGAAGAAGTTCATAAACCTGAGTTTAGTCAATTTCCTCTTAAGGTTTATTTTATCGATATTGAAACTTATTCCCCTGGAGCGTTCCCTATTCCTAAATTTGCTAAGGATCCGGTCAATCTTATTACTGTCTTAGATACACTCAGTGGTAAAATTCATACCTGGGGTCTAAGAGAAGATTACAAACCTAAACTTGATAATGTAACTTACTATTGCTGTAAGACCGAGAGCGAATTATTTGAAAGGTTTGTTAACTTTTGGAAAAAAGACCCGCCAGATATTTTAACTGGGTGGAATACCGAGCAGTTTGACGTTCCTTATATTATTAACCGTGCTAAAAATTTGCTCGGTGAAGACTTTATCCGTCAGTTATCACCAGTTGGTCAAGTACACTATAGAGAAAACTTTGCAAAATTTGGTAAAGAGATGGGTAGATGGTACATCTCAGGGGTTAGCTGCTTGGACTACATGGAGATTTATAAGACATACTCGAAGGGCGATAGAGAATCGTTCTCTCTGAACTATATTTGTGAGTATGAACTCGGTGAAGGTAAATTAGCCATTAATGCCACAAACCTTTCTTCGTTATCTGAAACGGACTGGGAAAACTTTGTAGATTATAATATTCAGGACGTCGATCTGCTTCGTAAACTCGAAGAGAAACTTAACTACCTTAAAATTATTCGTCTACTATCTTACAAAGGCTGTACAAACTTTGAGAGGGCATTAGGTAAAGTTTCAATTGTAACAGGTGCAATGACCCTTCAAGCGCAGAAACAGGGGTATGTTATACCCACTTTTAAGAATGAGACCGAAAGAGAGTCTCTTGAAGGTGGCTATGTTCGAGATCCAGAAAGAGGCCTTAAGGAGGCTATTGTATCTTTTGACGTTAACTCTCTATACCCGAACACTATTATCACTCTCAACATCGGGTCTGAGACTAAACTCGGTAAAATTGTAACTGGGGACCCTGAATATGATAAAGAGGTTGAGATTAAACTTGAGTCAGGAGGTATGTTTAAGGTCACTGTAGCTAAACTTAAGAAGTTTTTAAAAGACGAAAATGTAGCTTTATCGAAGGCTGGTGTCCTATATTCTCAAAAGTTCAAAGGTGTTTGCCCTAACTTGATTAATAGCATCTACGAAGAGCGAGTATATGCTCGAAATGAGATGATCAAACTCAAGAAGACAAAACAAAAAGATAAAGAAACCGTCGGTAAAATTCAATACTTTGATACGCTTCAATACACGTTAAAGATTCTTCTTAACTCCATTTATGGTACGTTTGCTAACAAGCATTCAGCTTTCATGGATATCGATAACGCTTCATCGATCACTTTAACAGGTCAAGCTGTTGCTAAAGCCGGCGGCGCTATTGTAGATGCCTGGGCTAAAGAAAAATTTGGTATCGATGAATCGCTTATTATTGCCGGTGATACCGATTCACTTTATACTACAATTCAGCCCATCCTTAATAAGCTTAATTTACCTCTTGTAAAAGATGGTTCCATTACTCCAGAGGCTCATAAGATTATTAACGCCATGGAAAAGCATCTCAATACCGAGATTATTAACTGGGCTAAATCTGATCTTAACTCTGCTGATCCACGATTTGTTTTTAAACGAGAAGCTATTGCTGATGTAGGCTCCTTCTTGATGAAAAAGCGTTACATTATTCATATCTTAGATGAAGAAGGTGTACCTACTAATAAGTTCAAGTATGTAGGTGTTGAACTGGCTCGGTCAACAACCCCTAAGGAAGTAAAGGCCTTGATTAAGAAAACTATTGATACAGCTTTTCTTACAAAGGATGTTAAAAAGACTAATGAAGTATTTCGTGAAGCTTACGATCACTTTAAAAACCTCGACGTTTCTGAAGCCGCTTTTCGTAAAGCAGTAAAAGAGTTAGAAAAGTATTCAGGTGGTGCTTCACTTCATAAGTTTAATCTGGGCACGCCCTGCCACGTTAAGGCAGCTCTAGCATATAACTTCTTACTTGAAAAGATGGGCATACAAACCAAGTATGAAACTATTAACTCCGGGCAGAAAATCAAATATTTTTATGCTATGAAGAATCCCTATGGTTTGGATGCTGTAGCATTTACTGGTGAGTATCCTAAAGAGTTCTACGAGATTAAAATCGATTACGATAAGATGTTCGGTAAAATTGTAGTGCCTCCTATTGAAGCAGTTTACGAAGCTATTGGATGGAGAATCCCTGTAATTGGCAAAGAAGTTCAAACAGATTTATTTGATTTATTCGGAAATTGATTTATTATTACAACTATGCTTATATCACACGAAACACCCGTATCGTTACTTCCTTTCTCATGGGGCTATAACGACTATGATTACTGCTTAGTGCATTTATTGCCTGAGAATCAAGCTTATAAAGAATTTTATTTTAAATCCGTAGATTACGGCCGTAGAGTTCTTTTAGATAATTCTATTTTTGAACTAGGAACAGCTTTTGACCCTGATCAATTTGCTTACTGGGTTAAAGAGCTTAAACCATTTGAGTATGTTATTCCTGACGTATTAGAAGACACCGCCGGTACTTGTATGTCGATGGATAACTTCTTAAAGAAGTATTCTGATCTCCCTGGTCGTAAGATTGGTGTTGTACAAGGCAAAACTTATCAGGATATTGTTGATTGCTATCGTTATATTGCACCTAAGGTGGATAAAATCGCTATCTCTTTTGACTATTCTTATTATCTTGAGAATTGCGATTGGTCACAGATTAATGTCCCCGGCTTTGTTAAGAGACAAGAAGATAACAAATGGTTTAAATATGCTATTGGAAGAGTTCAATTGCTTGCTGAGCTTTATGATGATGATGTGCTTGATGTTGATAAACCTCACCATCTTTTAGGTGCATCGCTACCCTGGGAATTTGCTTTATACGCTGATAATTACCTCAGTGAATATATTGAAACCATTGATACTTCAAATCCAATTGTGGCGGGTATTCTTGGGAAAAAATACGAACCCGAATACGGTTTGTCAGAAAAGTGGTCAGTAAAGCTTGTTGATTTTATTGATGCTAAGTTATCTACACAGCAAATTTACGATTCGTTCTGGAATATTACACAGTTTAGAAACCTATGCCGATAACACAGCCTTGGGTTACGTTTTTTAGTCAGACAGGTTCTGAGATTTTTAAAATTTCTAAAAGAATTAATCGAGTACCTGATGTTATTGTTACTAATAAAGCTAAAGATAAAGTCTTAGAAATTAACGAAGATCTATTCTTCGAATACTGCGATAAAATTACTTGGGTATCTAACAAGCCTACTATAGATGAATACAGACAAGTCATTCCTAAAGATGCTTTTGTTACACTTCATGGCTGGTTAAGAATTATTCCTCCTGAAATTTGTCAAGAATTTGAAATTTATAATCTTCATCCAGCCCCTATTCACTTAGAAGGCTACGAAAAGTACAAAGGAAAAGACCCTCAAGTCAGAATCTTTGAAGACAAAGCAAAGTATTCCGGCAACGTTATTCATGAATGTATAGCAGAACTTGATGCTGGTAAAATTTTAGCTAAAAATGAATTCGAGGTAGAAGGTTTTGATTTAGACATGGTCTTTAAACTAACACATTCTAAAGCTACAGAACTTTGGTGTAGCTTTTTAGAAAATAGAGTATAATATAGAAAACTATGAGAGTATCATTTACAGGTGCGCAGAGTACCGGTAAGACTACATTACTGAATAAGTGCAAAGAAATCTACAAAGATTATAAATTTGTAGACGAAGTAACTCGTTATGTGCGTCGGACGTATGATGTTAAGATTAATGAGATTGGCGGAACTGAGACTCAATTATATATTTTAGCTGAACATATTAAGAATCATCTTAAACCTGATGAAAATTTAATGCTTGATCGTTGTATTTTAGATGGTTATGTTTATACAAAATATCAAGTTATTAATGGAAAAGTATCTGAACAGGTCTTACATGCTTTTAATGGCGTGTATGGAGTTTTAATGGATAAACTAGACTATATCTTTTACACTGATCCGTCAGATGTAAAATTAGTAGATGATGGCGAACGTTCAGTAGACTTTAAATTTAGAGACGATATTATTGATATTTTTGAAACTTTAATTACATATAAAATGTCTCCTAAAAACAGAGAAAAAGTTATTCGACTTAAGGGCTCTGTAGAAGAAAGAATGAAAACTATTGATACTTATTTAAAACAATGAGCACTAACCTATCCGATATTGCATCTAAAACACTCGGCTCTTCGGCCTCGTATGCTGTTTATACTGATCGTCATGATGCGTCACTTCTTAACCCAATGCCTAGAAAACTTGCCCGAGACGGGTGGAGTATTAAGGGAGATGAATTTGTAGGTTATGACACCTGGCATTGTCATGAGGCTACTTTTCTTCTCAATAACGGGGCACCCATTGCAGGTACTTTAAAATATACCTATTCATCAGATTCAAAGTATATGGTTGAGTCAAAATCCGCTAAACTCTACCTTAACACTTTTGATATGTGTAAAATGGGACAGTCTGTTGATACTGCTATTCAAAACTACGAACTTCAAGTTAAGACCGATCTTGAAAAAGTTTTAGAAACAGAAGTTGACGTTAAGTTTTTTAGGTCTGGTGAAGATGAAAATGGTATCTTTCCGATGTCAAATTATCTTGATCTCCAAACCTTCTTAGGTAGAGATATTGAAGAATTAGAAATTACAGACTATAACGCTGAACATAACCATCTTGAATTTGAAAAAGTAAATTACTCTGGTTTCGGTTATAGTGTAAGAGATAGTAAAGCTCTTTATGCGAATAGATTTTTTACTAATGCATTAAGGTCTCGTTGCCGCCATACTAAGCAAAAAGATACTGGTGCTGCTTATATTTCTATTAATACTCTTGATTCGGTTATTAAGCCTTGCTCGTTATATAAACAAATTGTTTCGTTAAGAGAGGTTAATGAGTTTCATGAGTTTTGTGCTGAAAAGCTCTATATAGAAATTATGAAGTGCCCTGAAGTTGATTCGTGCGCTGTTACCCTGCTTTACTCTCGTAGAGGTTCTTTAGATATTAACCCTTGCCGAGCTACTTCTTTTGATATGTTGCCACCTGTTTTATACAATACAAAATACTATACTAAAAAAGCTATGGGACAGTAGATTTTTAAAAACAACTAACTTAATATATTAAACTATGGAACAAAACAAAATTGCAGTATTCTTCGACTCAGTCGGTAGAACTATCTTAGGTGAAAAAATTGAAGATAAAACAACCGATAAAGTTCTCACTATTAAGAACCCAGCTGTTGTTCACATCATGCCCAATCAACAAACCGGGCAACTTCAACTTCAGATACTTCCTTTATTTTTTAAGGAGTTCTTAGCTGATAAAGATGGAGGTACATTTTGGAAATATAACCGGGAAAATATTACAGAGGCTATTGATGTAACCTTTGACTTCAAGCTTGAAGCTCAATATCGTCAAATTTTCTCTGCTACACCAGCAGCTCCTGCTCCCCAGCAACCCCAGGGTTCTCCCGAAGTGATAAAATTATTTGACGAATAGTCGGTTGCATTCTTCTAAGATTCCTGCACAATAGAGATATGGCAAAAAAAGACGATCCCTTGGCTGGTCTCAAAGATATTTTTAAGTCTGTTGATGACCTTAACCCTGATGCAGCAATCTTAGAAGCTTCTACTCTATCAACCGCAGATGATTGGATTGATACCGGTTCTTATGCCCTCAATGCAATTATTTCCGGTTCAATGTATAAAGGTATTCCTGTAGGTCGTATTACTGGTTTCTCCGGTCCCTCAATGGCTGGTAAGACCCTTATTATGAATAAGATTATGGCTAATGCTCAAAAGAAAGGGTATATTGCTGTAATCTGGGATTCCGAGGTTGCCGTCGATAAGAAGGGTGCGGCTGCAGTTGGCATGGATCCCTCTAAGACAAAGTACTACCCAGTTGAAACAATTGAGGATTGTCGTAATCAGATTTGCGCGTTTTTAGATAACGTCATTAAAGCTGACAACCCTGACTTAAAGTTTATTGTTTCAATTGACTCGTTAGGTAACTTGGCCTCTGCTAAAGAAATTCGCGATACAGCTTCTGGTAAAGATGCCTCTGACGTTGGACAAAGAGCTAAGGCTATCAAGTCAATGATGCGTGTACTTACCTATAAAGCTGCTAAAGCTAGAGTACCGATTCTTTTCTCAAATCACGTCTATGATTCAATGGAGATGTTCCCGACCTTAGTTAAGACACAATCCGGAGGAAAAGGACCTATTTATTTGGCTTCTGTTCTAGTTCAATTAAGCACTAAGAACGAAAAGGTTACCGATAATCCAAATGAAGAATCTATTGCGATCGCTCATAATATTTCAGGCGTTACTCTGGGAGCTCTTACTATTAAAAACCGATTTGTTCCTAATTACCTTAAAACTGAGTTATATCTCAATTTCAAGACAGGACTCGACAAGCATGCTGGCTTATTTGAAATTGCTGAAGCGTTTCAGGTTATTGAAAAACCGGGCCGAACTGTAATGTTTGGTGGAGAGTCTCTAGGTTATCGCAAAGACTTGGAAAAGAACCCTGAGTTTTGGGGTAAGATTATGCCCAAGCTTGAAGAAGTACTTCAAGATAAACTTTGTTACGGTAGCTCTGAATCCACTGTTGACATCGAAGCAGAAGTTGATAATATTGATTGATGTCTTCTAAGCTCGATCTTGACTATTACGAGAATATAATCCTCTTTAACTCTTTACTGAGTCAAGAGTATCTCTCTTCGATTATTGAATATACTAATCCGGAATACTTTAATGATAAAAATATTAAAACAATTTTTAAAGCTATTGTTTCTTTCTTTAACGAAAGAGGGTTATGTCCCACAACTACTGAATTAAAGGCTCGTCTAACTACTGACGAAGAAAAGAAAGCCTTTAATGAAGTAGCCGTTAAGTTTAAAGAACTAGATACAAAATTTAACAAAGAAGAGCTGATTAATAATACCGAAAGGTTCTTACAAGAAAGATGCTTGTATAAGACTATTGTTGAAACGGCTGAGAAGTACGCTCAAGGTAAAACTGATCCTGCAGAGACTCTTAAAGAGTTTGAAAAGGCTTATAATATAACTTTATCTGAAGATATTGGGTCCTGGTATTTCGAAGATATTGATGAACATATTAAAGAACTTACTAAGATTTACAATCCTATTCCTACTGGTTGGAAGTTCTTAGATGAAAGACTTGAAGGAGGTTTGTTTCCTAAAACTCTAACTTGTCTAGTAGGTCAAGTAAATGTTGGTAAGAGTATCTTTTTAGGTAACTTAGCTACTAATATGGTAATGAAGGGTAAGAACACTTTACTTATTTCTCTTGAGATGTCTGAGTTCATGTACTCAAAGCGTATTAGTACTCAGCTTACTCAAATTCCTCATAATGACCTTAAAATCTATACTGACGAGCTTAAACAACAAGTAGGCCATTTGCGTAAACAACTCGATTCTAAGCTCGTAGTAAAAGAGTATGCTCCTAAGACTGTTACGGTTCGCCATATTGATAGTTATATTGGTAAATTGAAACATAAAGGCTTTGTACCTGAAGTTGTGGTAATTGACTACATTAACCTTCTTAAACCTACTACAAAGAATTTAAACTCGTATGCTGAAGTTAAAGAGATTGCTGAACAATTAAGAGCTCTTTCCTTTAAATATGGTATACCGTTTGTTACGGCATCTCAGTTAAATCGTGGAGCATTCAACACAGCATCACCCGGGATGGAAGGCATTTCTGAAAGTATTGGCCTTGCTGCCACTTGCGATGTTATTTGCTCTCTTTGGCAAGAAGAAGAAGATAAAGAACTCGGACTCATTCACCTTGGTATGCAAAAAAACCGGTTCGGTGTTAATTACGGTCACTGTACCTTCAAGGTCAAATACGAAACGTTAACCCTGACAGAAGTTAACCCTGATCACTTTGCTCAGGAAAATACTCAGCAAGCTGTGCAAGAAGCTGAAAACACTCTAGCTAAATTAACAGAAGAAAAAAAGGATCCGGAACCTTGATTAATAGTTTAGTATGTAGTAAATACTCTACATACAAATGTTTAACGAAAAAGTTCTTAACAACTTTAACTCTAGAACAAACCCTTTAAGTCAAATTTGTACTAAAGAGTATATTCTTGGAGTATTTAAATTTGGTTCTTTTCTCTCTATTATTCATAATAAAAGACTTAACCCGTCTGCTATCTTTGTATGTGTTTTAGAAAATAAGGAGATGAGAGAATTGTTTGTAGAAATTACACATTCAGACAGTGTTCACGAAGCTTTACTTGGTCTGTTGCAATTATACCCACCGCTATTAAAATCGAAAAACACCAAACGGTTGTTTAAAAAATCGATAGCAAAGTGATTACTGATTTAGAACGTCGCATTTATAATAAGCACTTGGCTGTATCTCGTTCTCTTCGAGGTAAAGCTTTCAAGTTAAAACAAGACTTTAATGACTTTGATAAAGACCCGAAATATCTTTTTATTAAACGTCTCGCTATTTTCTTTTCAAAGTATCCTGATGTTAATATGGATACCTATTTTATAGCTCCTTATAAACTCTATAAAGACGTTCAATACTTTGACCTTTCTTACTTTGCTTCACCAAGAGCTATTAAAACCTATACAATTTATAAACAGCAACTTCTACAAGAGTCTCCGGATGCACAGAAAGACGATGTTAAAGAATCTCTATCATTTCTTGTTAAATATTGCCTGCAAAACAGTATTCAGCTTCACGACTACATCTATTACAAAGAAAGAAGTATTGAGCCAATTTGGACGTACCATATCAAACATAATAAAATTAATCCTTATGTTTTAATGGAATTTCCTAATATCTTTCATACAATACAAGAAATGCCTAAAGACGAAAGAGAGTTTCTTCTCGGACGTTTCGGAACTAATTTTCTTGAATATCGGACACGATACATGAATTCTAAAGAACTAAGACCTGTTCTTGAAAAAGCTTTTGTTCGCCTAAAACTTTTTGTAGATAAAAACTTGAACTCTGCAAAATATCAACCATAATAATAACACTATGACATTCACTAAAAATATGTTTAACGAAATTAAGGCCTCTTTATCTGATAAGAAGGATTCTTCTTACAAAGAGATCATGAAATTTGAGCCCGGTAAGACTTACGTTGTCCGTTTGGTACCTAATGTTACCGATCCTAAATCGACGATGTATCACTACTACCATCATTCCTGGAACAGTCTTTGTACTGGACAGTTTGTTACTACCCTCTGCCCT